ATCAAGCACCCAGCGAAATGGAGGGTGGACTGGGCATTGCCGGCTGGCGTAGCCTTGGTATGCGCGGCCCTCCACTATGGCTTTCGGGGTCACGTCAATGTATTTGGTGCCGGCGGCATCGTTAGTCTCGTACTGGGTTTCGTACAAAATTTGCCGGGCTTCTATATAGCGGCCCTCGCGGCGATTGCCACCTTCGGTCGTACGGATATTGACGAAATCATGCCTGGTTCTCCACCACCACGGCTGGAGACAGCGACGGTCAACGGGGGCGTAAATCTTATAGAGTTAACTAGAAGGCGATTTCTTTGTTTGTTGTTTGCTTTCTTGACGGTCGAATGCGTCGCACTCACGTTGGGCTCGGTACTTGTACTCTCAGCGGTGCCGGCGATAGTGGAGTGCATCGGCGACAGAGAAACGTTGCTGAGAATCGTTAGTGCATTCGGCGTGTTCTTCTACTGTCTAGTCTTGACGCAGCTTATGATCGCGACGCTTTGGGGCTTGTACTATCTTGGTGAGCGTATCCATCAACCTGATTGACGGGGTGCTTGCCCCTTTTCGCCCCGCCTGGCGGGGCGTTTTCATTTGTGTTAAGGATGGTGCGAAAGAAGCTTCAAATGCAATCGATAAAGGTAGCCATGGCGGATTCTCGCGTGCCAAGCGTGGCGCTTGGCACGTGGCGCTCAGGCTGTAAAACCAGCGGCCAGCGTGGTTATGACTATCGCTGGCAGAAAGCTCGGGCCGAATTTCTGCTGCTGCATCCCTACTGTGTGTACTGCGTGCGCGACGCCCGAATTGGGTCGGCCGGGTTGGCTGAGATCATCCTGGAATGCGCTCATAGGGGTTTGCCCCTTCCGTATGGGAATATCGTCGATCACCGCATCCCGCACCGTGGTGACCAAGTCTTGTTCTGGGATCGTTCGAACTGGCAGACCCTCTGTGCCTCCCATCACAGCGGTGCGAAACAATATGAGGAGGCCTCATTCCTTAAGAAGAAGCGACTGTAGCTCCTGAATCTTGAGTGCTGGGGTACGCCGGTGAAGCATGGCATGACAGTTCGGGCAAACAGGGCGAAGATCTTTCTTCGGGTCAATCTTGTATTCAACGCCAATGCTTGAAATCTCGATGAGATGGTGTACATGGATGAATCTGTCGCCTAGCTCGCCATAGGTTTGGGAAAAATCAAAGTTGCACACTGCGCATACATACCCGTGCACATCGAGACATGCCTGCCGTGCCTCTCGCGATCGTTCGTACTTGTTGACTAGAACCTGTTCGACAGAACCTTCGATAAATTCATTTGAAAAATTCTGCACTTCGTTGGGGAAGTCCTTGGCAACATCTTCGTCGACGGTCAGCAATGCTGAGAAACGGCCATAAATTTGCCGCAGCGTTATGGCGGTGCCTTTCGAGAAGCTCTCGTAGTATTCGATGTGCAGCTGAAGGCCCCTGAGTGCATCGGCGAGACCCTTAAGGCCGAAGTCTCGGTGTATCGAGTCGAGGAATGCCTCGGTGACAGGCCCGTTGAGAGCGCGGCGGTATCGCTCTCCTCGGATCAAGTGTCGGAAGCTGGTGACGACCATCTTCGCGGAAGATAGTGCCATCCCAGTGGACTCGGCAACTCGCTGTGCTGCCACCGTCCTCGATTGTTTGTCCTGTGCGAAAAGGAGCGCTTCTTGATAGAGCGCTTCAAGCTGGGCGGCAGAGTGGTCCATGTCTCATCAAAGTATTGCGAGGTGACCATTGTATTGGTGCCACGTAGAGCCCGTGCTCCTTCGAAGCCCCTCCAAGGGGGGGGTGAAAAGTCTGGGCGAGGTGCAGCTTCTAGACCACCCGTTCCCTCACGCGGGGAAAATTTTCCCTGCTGTGGAATTTGTTAAAGCTTTAACACGGCTCCCGCATTAACAACATCGCGCAACCTATTGAGGCGAAAGGGTAAACGTCCTGCCCGATGTTTAACATTTGGACCCGCTTCCCGCGGCTTTTAACATGGCGCTGACCGGCAAGAAGCAGAAGTTTGCCGAGGCCAAGGCCAGAGGCCGGTCCAACAAGGACGCCGCGATCGCTGCGGGCTACAGCCCCAGCTCCGCGGCTGCTGCCGGATCCCGGCTGGCGAAAGACCCCGACGTCCTCGCGCACCTGGAACGCAAGTCGAAAGCGAAATCGGCGAAGAAGCCAGCGCCGCCGGCCAAGGCAACCCGCGAGCCCGAGTCCCTGGACGACCAGGCCGCCGTCGCAGCCTTCGACTGGGGCCAGGCAACCCAATTTTCCGATCCGAAAGCCTTCCTCAAAGCCGTCATGAACGACGTCGAGACCGAGCCGAAGCTCCGCGTCTTCGCGGCGAAGGAATTGATGCCGTATCACCACCGGAAACTCGGCGATACCGGCAAAAAGGAAGACCGCCAGGACGCAGCCAAGAAAGCCGCCTCTGGCAGATTCGCAGCTGCGGCACCGCCGCTTCGCGCAGTGAAATAGTGAAACGACTATGGAATGGACGACTGCCTGCCCCGACTGGGCTGAACGCCTGCGGGAGGGCCGGTCGATCATTCCACCGCCCATATTCGCCGACCAGGCGGAGCAGGCGCTGGCCATTTTCAAGCAGCTCCGGATCGTGGATGCACCCGCCAGCCCCACCTTCGGAGAATCTTGCGCCGACTGGGTGTTCGATCTGGTCGCCTCAATCTTCGGCGCCTACAACCCCGATTCAGGCCGACGCCTGATCACCGAATGGTTCGTCTGCCTCCCCAAGAAGAACTCGAAATCCACGATCGCCGCCGGCATCATGATGACGGCGCTGATCCTGAACTGGCGGCAGTCGGCCGAATTCGCGATCCTCGCGCCGACCATCGAGATCGCGAACAACAGCTTCGGCCCCGCGCGTGACTTCTGCGCCGAGCGGATAGACGAGGAGCTGAACGCGTTGATGCACGTCCAGACGCACATCAAGACGATCACGCACCGCGAGAGCAACGCGGCGCTGAAAGTGGTCGCCGCGGACTCAAACACCGTGGGCGGGAAGAAGAGCGTCGGCACGCTGGTGGACGAACTGTGGTTATTCGGCAAGCAGGCAAACGCCGAAAACATGCTCCGCGAAGCCATCGGCGGCCTGGCGTCACGCCCCGAGGGGTTTGTGATCTACCTCACCACGCAGAGCGACGATGCGCCGGCAGGGGTGTTCAAGCAGAAGCTGCAATACGCGCGCGCCGTGCGCGACGGCCGGATCGATGACAAGAGTTTCGTGCCGATCATCTTCGAGCACCCGCCGGAGATGGTGACGAGCGGCGCCCACCTGAAGCTCGAGAACCTTGGCATGGTCAACCCGAATCTCGGGTACTCGGTCGACCAGCTGTTCCTGGAGCGGGAGTTCCGCAAGGCGCAGGAAGGTGGCGAGGAATCGTTCCGCGGCTTCATGGCGAAGCACGGAAACGTCGAGATCGGCCTGGCCCTGAGATCCGACAGCTGGGCAGGCGCGCTCTTCTGGGAGCAGCAGGCGCGCGCCGGCCTGACGCTCGCCGAACTGATCCACCGCTGCGAGGTGATCGACGTCGGCATCGACGGCGGCGGCCTGGATGACCTGCTAGGGCTGTCCGCCGCTGGCCGTGACCGGCAGACCGGCGAATGGCTCGCCTGGTGCAAGGCATGGGCCCATCCGGCCGTGCTCGAGCGCCGGAAGTCAGAGGCGCCCAAGCTGCTTGACCTCGACAAGGCTGGCGAAATCGTGATCGTCGACCAGATCGGCGAAGACGTCGAGCAACTGGCCCAGGACGTCCTGCAGATCTACGAAGCCGGCCTGCTGGACAAAATTGGCGTCGATCCGAGTGGCATCGGCGCCGTACTGGACGCGCTCATGGAAGCCGGCATTCCCGAGAAAAACGCCAACGGCGAAGACATGATCGTCGGCATCTCTCAAGGCTGGAAGCTGGGCGGCACGATCAAGACCACCGAGCGGAAGCTGGCCGAGGGCGCGCTGTGGCACGGTGGCACGGCGCTGATGAACTGGTGTGTGGGCAATGCCAAGGTCGAGCCGCGCGGCAACGCGATCCTGATCACGAAGCAGGCCAGCGGCACGGCCAAAATCGACCCGCTGATGGCGCTATTCAATGCCGTTGCGCTGTTGTCACTGAATCCTGAAGGGATGGGCTCCATGGATGACTGGCTGAGCAATCCCGTAGTGGCGGGCCACGCATGACAAACCAGGCACCAAAGAGTATCGCGGGCCGCGTGCGCGCAGCGATCGACGGCTGGGTCCGATCCTTCTCGCTGACGGATCGCGGCCTCTACGCCGATCCCGGCACGGCGAGCGAGGCGGGTGTCCGGGTCACCCCGAAGGCCGTGATGCAGCTGGACGCCGCCTGGAGCTGCGTCCGGCTCATCTCCGAAACGATCGCGACGCTGCCGCTGTCGATGTACGAGCGGGCATCCAGCGGCAAGCGCGTAGCGCCCCAGCACCCGCTGCACTTCGTCATTCACGACCAGCCGAACGCCGATTCCACCGCTTCAGTCTTCTGGGAGGCCATGATCGCGGCGATGCTGCTGCGCGGGGCGGGCCGGTCGGAGAAACTGTACGTAGGGAACCAGCTCGTCGGGCTGGCCTTTCTCGACCCCGACAAGCTGGTATGCCACCGCGACGCCGCAGGCCGCAAACGATACAGCTACCCGCGTCCGAACGGCCAGATGCGCGAGATCCCAGAGTCCCGCATCTGGACCATCCCCGGTTTCACGCTGGACGGCGTCAACGGCGCCTCGGTGATCGTCTACGGCTCCAAGGTATTCGGTTCGGCCATCGCCGCCGACAAGGCCGCGGCGCAGACGTTCAAGAACGGTCTGCTGCAGACCATCTACTACAAGATGGCCGGCTTCCTGAAACCAAGCCAGCGCGCGGAGTTCAAGAAGAACCTGGCCGGAACGATCGAGCGCGGCGAGGCGCCGCTCCTCGAGGGCGGAACCGAGGCCGGCACGCTCGGCATCAAACCGTCCGACGCCCAACTGCTGGAAAGCCGCGCTTTCTCCGTGGAGACGATCTGCCGCTGGTTTCGCGTCCCGCCATGGATGGTGGGCCACACCGAGAAGTCGACCAGCTGGGGCACCGGCATCGAGCAGCAGATGATCGGCTTCCTGACTTTCACGCTCGGCCCGTGGCTGCGCCGGATCGAGCAGGCGATCAGCAAGGACCTGCTGAAGCCAGCGGAGCGGGCCCGCTACTACCCCAAGTTCGCCGTCGAGGGCATCCTGCGCGCCGATAGTGCCGGCCGTTCCGCCTTCTACGGAGCGATGGTGAACAACGGCATCCTGACCCGCGACGAAGTGCGGGAACTGGAAGACCGAGAGCCGATGGGTGGCAACGCCGCAGTGCTTACCGTGCAGTCGGCCATGACCACGCTTGACGCCCTGGGCACGCAGAGCGACGCCAACCAGGCCAGGGCGGCGATTCGCGCCTTCCTCGGCTTCGAAGACGACTTGAAGAGGGACTGATCCTGTGAGCAACAGAACGCTACCGGGTGCACCGGAGGGACGCCCCTGTGCAGGTGTTTCGAGCCAACTGCAGCCTCGCGCGCTGGATCGCTGGCATTCCGGCGTGCGCGCCGCCACCGAGCAGGATGACGAACGCACGATCAGCGTCTATGACGTCATCGGCTACGACTACTGGAGTGGCGATGGCGTGACGGCAAAGCGCATCGCCGGTGCCCTGCGCGGAATGGGTGCCGGCCCAGTTACAGTACACGTGAACTCGCCGGGCGGCGACATGTTCGAGGGCCTGGCGATCTACAACCTGCTGCGCGAGCACGACGGTGAGGTCACGGTGAAAGTGCTGGGCCTTGCGGCGTCGGCGGCGTCCATCATCGCCATGGCAGGCGACACGGTGCAGATCGCTCGTGCCGGCTTCCTGATGATCCACAACGCGTGGGTGATGGCCATCGGCAACCGCATCGACCTCATCGAGGTTGCCGAGACGCTGAAGCCGTTCGATGACGCGATGGCAAGCATATATTCGGCACGGACGGGGCAGGACATGAAAGCCATGGCGAAGCTGATGGACGCCGAGACGTGGATCGGTGGGCAGGCCGCCATCGACGACGGCTTCGCGGACGACTTCCTGCCGTCCGACCAGGTGAAGAAGGGCGAAGGCAAGGCCAGTGCCTCGGCGGTCCGCCGCATCGAGGCTGCACTACGGTCCAGCGGCATGCCCAAGTCCGAGGCCATGCGCCTGATCAGTGAATTCAAGTCCAGTACGGGCGATCCGGCTGGCGGCGGTGAGGGAGATCCCACCGAACGAGTCGATCTGGCACACGACTCCCTTAGCAGCGCCGCGGCATTGGCCGCGTCCCTCACCACCATTAATTCCTGAGAGGAACCATATGCCGCAGCTCGAGAAAGACATCGAGTCCATCAACGCCAGCCTGAAAACCGTCGCCGATCAGCTGAAGGCCCAGGCGGAGCAAGCCAGCAAGAGCGCCAGCCTGAGCACCGAGACCCGGGCCAAGGTCGACGAGCTGCTCCTGAAGCAGGGCGAGCTGCAGGCAAACCTGCAGAACACGCAGCAAGCGCTGGCAAAACTGGAGGCCAACGGCGCCGGCGGCGACGTTCAGTACCAGTCGTTCGGCGAGCAGTTCGTGAACAGTGACGACTTCAAGTCGTTCGCCGGTCAGACGACTCCGCGCGGCCGTGTGGATATGACCTACAAGGCCGCAATCACGACGCTAACCACCGACGCGGACGGCTCGGCCGGCGATCTCGTGCAAACGACTCGCCTGCCCGGCATCATTGCGCCACAGGACCGACGCTTGACGGTCCGTGACCTGATCACTCCGGGCCGGATGGACGGCAACACGCTGGAATATGTGAAGGAAACGGGCTTCACGAACAACGCCGGGCCGGTGGCGGAAACGGAGAGGAAGCCTGAATCCACTATGAAGTTCGACCTGGTGAGCACTACGGCCAAGGTCATCGCCCACTTCGTCAAGGCCTCGCGCCAGATCCTCGACGACGCTTCGCAGCTTGCCAGCTACATCGACGGCCGCCTGCGCTATGGCCTGGCCTTCAAGGAAGAGCAGCAACTGCTGAACGGCGACGGTACCGGGCAGAACCTGCTGGGCATCATCCCCCAGGCATCCCGCTACGCCGCGCCATTCTCGCTCGACCACGGCAACAACATCGATCAGCTCCGGCTGGCCATGCTACAGACCGAGTTGGCCGAGTACCCGGCGACCGGCATCGTGCTCAACCCGACGGATTGGGCGCGCATGGAGCTCACAAAGGACTTCACTGGTCGATACGTTATCGGCAACCCGCAAGGCATGATCGGTCCGACGATCTGGAATCGGCCCGTTGTCACGACACAGGCGATGGGGGTGGACAAGTTTCTCACCGGTGCATTCCGGCTGGGCGCCCAGGTCTTCGACCGCTGGCAGGCGCGCGTTGAAGTCGCTACCGAGAACGAGGACGACTTCGTGAAGAACCTGGTCACCATCCTCGCCGAGGAGCGTCTGGCACTCGCGGTGTATCGGCCGCAGGCGTTCATCTACGGTGACCTGAACAACGTCAACTGAGCGACGCTTGCCCCGTAGTAGGGCCGGCTTTTGGCCGGTCTTTTTCATTTCGAAGGAGATCACCCATGAAGATCAAGTTCAAGGCGCCGGATCCACGCGCCGGCACCATCGCCCAGATGGATAGCCGCCTCGGTCAGCATTTCATCGACACCGGCTCGGCCGTGCTGGTGAAGGAGATGGACGAGCGTCCTGTGACAACGCGAGGGGAGTTGGACCAGGCGCTGGCCACCTTGCCGGGTGAGAACACCGACCCTGACTACGTCGTAAGGGCCATGCGGTCGCACTTCAAGGAGCTGTTCACCGACGCCGACGAGGCCAAGGTACGCGAGGTGGTGAAGCTGCATGCGGGCGACGCCGCGGACGTACATGAAGGCGGTGTATCGGCGGCGCAAGACTCGACGGACCAGCCTGTCGACCCGAAGCCAGACGGAGAGGCGGTCAGCGAGCCGAGGGCCAAGAAGGCCCCAGACCCGAAGAAAGGTGCCTGACATGCCGATCCTTGCCCTCGACATGGCGAAGTCACATCTGCGGGTCACCTGGCCGAACGAGGATCAGCTGATCGGCCTGTACCTGACCGCTGCCGAAGGCTCGGCGGCGTCGTTCCTGAACCGTCAGTTCTACATGAACGCCGCCGAACTGGCCGCTGCAGTCCTCGCTGGCACGGCAGGGGATGACCCGATGGTGGCCAATGCCGAGATCCAGGCAGCCGTGCTGCTGACCGTGGGCCACCTGTACATGAACCGCGAGGACACGGTCGTCGGTGCCACAGTGGCGGAACTGCCGCGCGGCGCGCTCGACCTGCTGCAGCCATACCGCGTGGGGCTTGGGGTATGAGGGCCGGTCAGCTATCCACGGCGGTGGAAATCCAGCGCAACGTTACAACGCGCGACGAGGCAGGTCAGCCGGTATCGAGCTGGCAGACGGTGGGCATCACATGGGCGAATCTGTGCCACCGCAGCGGCGTAGAGGCGATCCGCGGTGATACACCGGCTTCCGTTGTGCAGGTGAGCGTGCGGATTCCATACCCGTTGCTGACGCAGGTACGCATCGACACGAGCATGCGCCTGCTGTGCAAGGGCGACGCCTACGACATCCAGGCGGTGCTTCCCGACCAGCAGAAGCGTAAGTTCGCGGACCTCGTGTGCCAGTTGGTGCCGGCCCGCTCGGCGTAACGCATGGACGGCATCTCACTGACCTTCGATGGCGACCTTGGCGCTGCGCTAGCGAATCTTGAGGAACGGCTTATCTCAGAAGTCGTGCGGCCGGTCGCCCGGGCCGGCGCGTTGGTGTTCTACGAAGAGGCGCGACAACTGGTGCCGGTGTACCAGGGTGCACCGATCAAGCGGAAGAACGGTGTCCAGACGAAGCCCGGCCAGCTTCGTGACGCGATCTATCACGTCTACGCCGACCAGATGTTTACGGACCACCACGCGGTGTACCGGGTGAGCTGGAACGCCAGGAAGGCGCCGCACGGCCATCTGGTCGAGTACGGGCACTGGCGCACGAACAGGATCGTCCGGACGGCCACGGGGTGGGCCGCCACGAGCGAACGCCTAGCCACACCGGTACGCGTGCCCGCCGTCGGCTTCATGCGGCGCGCAGGCGATCGCGCCGAGGCGGCGGTGGACGCGATGCGCAAGCGCGCGGTGGAGAAGATAGCCGAGGTGCTTCGCGGCGCCGGCAGCACGAACGGGGCGTATTCATGACGGTGGAGGCAGAGATCACCCGGGCACTGGGCGGGCTGGTCGGCAACCGCGTCTATCCGGATACGGCCGAGCAAGGAACCGGCCTCCCATTCATCGTCTACCAGCAGGTTGGCGGCACGCCGCTCGATTTTCTGGAAGGCGTACCGGACAAGCGCAATGGCCGATTCCAGGTCGAGGTATGGGCCGAGCGCCGGACGCAGGCTAGCGGGCTCATCCGTGAGGTCGAGGACATCGTCCGGACAGACCCGGTGCTGCGGGCAACGACGCTGTCCGGCGCGCTGGCCACCTACGACGAGGTGCTGAACTGGTACGGCGCCCAGCAGGATTTTTCCATCTGGTTTTCGAATTGACGCCCGTTCGGGCGCTGATTCGGGCACATGTTCACGGCCCGCCGCGCGCGGGCAATTTTCATTACGGAGCCAACTATGTCGGTCAAACTTCCGAACGGTTCGATCTTCTCCATTGCGGCGGCGTACGGCACAGCCAGGGCCGTCACTGCACTGTCGAATGCCAGCCCCGCCAAGGCCACCGCCGCTGGCCACACGCTGGCCGACGGCGACATCATCGAAGTCACGTCCGGCTGGACGCGTCTGGATGGCCGCATCGCGTGCGCCGACGGCGTTACCACCGGCACCTTCGACCTCAAGGGCTACGACACCACCGACACCGGCATCTACCCCGCCGGCACGGGCTCGGGCACCGTGCGCAAGGTCTCCACCTGGCAGGAGATCAAGCAGACGCTGGCCTCGACCAGCCAGGGCGGCGAACAGCAGTTCTACACCTACTCGTTCCTCGAGGACACCGGCGACGACAAGCAGATCCCGACCACGCGCAGCGCGCGGTCGATCACGCTGACCATCGCCGACGATCCGGCGCTGCCGCAGTACCCGGTGCTGAAAGCCGCCGACGAGGATCGCGAGCCGCGCGCCATCCGTTTCCGCCTGCCGAACGGCGATGCCATCTACTTCATGGCCTACGTGTCGATGTCCGACATGCCGACGACCACGAAGAACGAGGCCATGGCCATCACGGTCACGCTGTCTCTCACCGGTAAACCCACCCGTTACAACGCGACGCGAGGTGCCTGATGTTCAAGATCATTCCGAACCCGACTTTCCCAGCCACGGTCGCCATCGCCGTGCCTGGGAAGCAACCCGAGAAGCTGAAGCTGACGTTCCGCCACATGACGCGGGAGCAGCTCAGGGACTTCTTCGACCGCATCGCCAGGGAAGCCGCCGAAGCGATCGAAGGCGACCGCGACGACACCGTCACCCGTGAGCGAAAGGCGCTCGAGGAGATCGTGGCCGGTTGGGAAGATGTCGATCAGCCGTTCTCGGGCGAGGCGCTGGAAGCCCTGATCCGCAACTACCACGGCGCGGCTACCGCCATCCTCGACGCCTACACAGGTGAACTGAACCTGGCCCGCCGGGGAAACTGACTGCGGCGGCCCGCCGGCTGTACTGGCGCGCGCCGCCGGCAGACGAACTGGCCGCCTTCGGACTGCAGGTGGCCGATGTCACGCCGTCCGACGTCGAGATCTGGCCGGAGAATGAAACTGCGCTGGACGTCTTCGTGCAGATGGGAACGCAGTGGCGTGTGGGGATAGGCGGCCCCGTGGGCCTCGACTACAACGCGCTGCGGTTCGTGATGCGCATGCAGCGCGTGCCGCCAGCCGAGCAGCCGGAGCTGTTTGAGGCCATCCGCGTCATGGAGCATGCGGCCATGGACGAAATGAGCGAGGAATGACATGGGCGAGGTAGTCGGGAAGGCCACCCTGCAGGCGGATGCCGACGTTTCCGGGCTCAAGGCCGGCTTTGCGGAAGCGAAGACATCCGTTCGGGACTTCGAGCAGACAGCGGCGAGGTCGAGTCAGAACGCTTCCCGCAGCGTCCGCGGTATGGGCGAAGCGGCGCGTGACGCCTCGGACAGGATGGACGCAGCGTCGCGGCGCTTCCTTCAGTCGCTGGTGCGGCAGGCGGACAAGGCCGGGAAGACGGCGGCGGAGTACGCGGCGCTGCGCGCACGTCAAATGGGCGTGGGCGATGCCGCTGCGCCGTTTGTCGCACGGCTGAAGGCCGCCGAGATATCGGTCGACAGGCTCGGCCTCTCCGCCAGGCAGACGGCGGCGGCGCTGCGTGGCGTGCCGGCGCAGTTCACCGACATTGCGACGTCGCTGGCCGGCGGCCAGAACCCATTGCTGGTGCTGACCCAACAAGGCGGTCAGCTCAAGGACATGTTCGGCGGCATCGGCCCAGCGGCACGCGCGCTCGGTGGCTATGTGGCGAGCCTGATCAACCCGTTCACGCTCACAGCCGCCGCAGCCGCTGCGTTGGCTTTCGCCTTCGAGAAGGGCAGTCGGGAATCCGTCGCCTACAACAAGGCGCTGATCTCCACCGGCAACTATGCGGGCAGCACGGCCAGCCAGCTCGCCGGCATGGCGCAGCGGATCAGCGAGTCCGTGGGCACCCAGGGCGCTGCCGCCGAGGCGCTGACGCAGCTCGCCGCCACCGGCCGGATTGCCGGCAATGAGTTCGAGAGCCTGGCGCGCGCGGCGCTGGAGTGGCGGAGCGCAACCGGCACGGCCATCGACGACACCGTGGCGAAGTACGTCCAGCTCGGCGACGAGCCGGTCAAGGCGTCGCTGAAGCTGAACGAGCAATACCACTTCCTGACGTTCGCCGTCTACGCGCAGATCCGGGCGCTCGAGGAACAGGGCAGGAAGGAGGAAGCGGGAGCCCTCGCACAGCGAACGCTTGCGACGGCGCTGGCCGACCGGGCGAAGGAGGTACAGAGAAACCTCGGCCTGCTGGAAGCATCCTGGCAGTCGCTGGGCAGGACCGCAAAGTGGACATGGGACCAGATGCTCAACGTCGGTCGGGAGCGAACCGCCGCCGAGAGCCTGAACGACCTCCACAAGACCATGGCCGTGCAGGAGAAGGAACTGGCAGCGGCGCGCGCCAAGGGGTACAACACCGTCCAGCTGGAAGCGGCGCTCAGGAACAATCTGGAGTTGGTGAAGCGGTACAACGCCCAGGTTGTGGCCGAGACCGACAAGGCGCAGAAGGATGCCGAGGCGCAGCGCACCAACGAATCGAAGATCGCCGCGAAGCGCCGCCTGGACGAGCAGGAGAAGGCCACGCGCACCCGCACCCAGCAGCGCAGGGAAGAGATCGACCAGCTCAGGCGAGACGCGCAGACGCTGGGGCTGACAGAGCAGGAGATCGCCCGCCGCACGGCGCTGATCAACGACAAGTACAAGGATCCGAAGGCCGCTCGCGGCAAGGGATACACCGAGGACGCTGGCACCCGGTTTCTCGATCAGCTGAAGCGGCAACAGGCGGCGCTGCAGGCCCAGCTACTCGACACCGACAAGCTGACCGAGGCCGAGAAGCGCCGCGCCGAGTTCGAGCGGCAGATCGCCGACATCAAGACCAGGAAGACGCTCACGGCGGACCAGAAGAGCTTGCTGGCGCGGCAGGACGAGATCCGCGCCCAACTGGAACTGAACGTCGCCGCCAACAACGAGGTCGAGGCGAAGAAGGCGGCCACAAAGGAGCAGGAGAAGCAGAACCGCCTGCTGCAGGAGGCGAAGGCACAGGCCGCGGGCATCGATGTGCGGATTCGTGAGAACGCCGCGTCGCGGGCCGAGCAGTACAACCGCCAGCTCGACGTCTTCGGGCTGGGCAGCCAGGCGCGCGAGCAGCTGGCGTCCACGCAATCGGTCCATCGGGAGTTCGGCCGCATCCGCACGGACTGGATCAAGACCATGTCCGACAAGGGCTTGGTCGGCACGGATCTCTACGTCGATCAGATCAACCGGATCCGCGATGCGCAGCAGGCGGCGCTGGGGCAGGTCGGCCAGTACTACGCAGAGCTTGGGCAGAAGCAGGACGAATGGAAGTACGGCGCGCTCACGGCGATGTCCGACTATCGCGACTATGCGGCCAACGTGGCCGATCAGACCGGCCGACTGTTCGGCAATACGTTCCAGGGGTTTGAAGATGCCGCGGTGCAGTTCGCCATGACGGGCAAGGCCAGCTTCGGCGACTTCGCCAAATCGGTCCTCACTGATCTGGCACGCATTCAGGCACGCGCGGCGATCTCGGGGCTGGCGCAGATGGGTATCCAACTGGTTGGCAGCCTGTTCGCTGCTGGCGCGGGCGCAGCGGTGACCTCCGGCAGTGCCTGGAGTGCTTTCAGCACGGGTCCAGGCGTTGCTGGCTACACGTCAACAACGGGCGCGGCGGGTACCGGTGCGCTGGGCGGCAATACCACGCCGATGTTCGGCGGCTTCCGTGCCGGCGGCGGCGATGTCGAGGCCGGCAAGGCATACGTTGTGGGCGAGAAGCGTGCCGAGGTGTTCGTGCCGGCGCAATCCGGCCGGATTCTTCCAAACGTTGACCGCGGTGGCGACATCTACGTCAGCACCCAGGTCAACATGGCCGCCGGCTCGGCGCAGGCGCAGGTAAATGGTAGCGATGCAGATCTCGGCCGGCAGGTGGGCGACATGGTGAATGCCGCGATCACGGATCGCTTCAACCGCGAGCAGCGGCAGGGCGGCGTGCTGTGGAAGATGCGCATGGGGCAGGCATAAATGGCGAAGGAGACCTTTACCTGGCAAGCGGCTGGTCCCGGCGCGCAGGGAGACGTCACGCTGCGGATCCGCTCCGCTCGCTTCGGCGATGGCTACAGTCAGGAGGTTGCTGACGGTATCCACAACAAGATCCAAAACTGGCCAATGAAGTTCAGCGGCACAAAGGCGAGGGTTCTGCAGATTCAGGACTTCCTCGACAGGCACGGCGGCTATATCTCGTTCTATTGGACGCCACCACTGGGTGTTCAAGGGCTCTACAAGGCAAAGAAGTACACGCCAGCCGTCGAAGCTGCCGGCGTCTACAGCATTTCAGCAACCTTCGAACAGGCGTTCGCGCCCTGACCATGGCAAAACAGGAAATCAATCTCGGCACGCCGCCAGGCGGGGCCGATGGGGATACGTCGCGTACTGCATTCTCCAAGGCGAAATCGAACTTCGACGAACTGTATGCGCGCATCGAGGCAAGCATCCAGACGATCGAGGAGGCGGTGAACAAGGTCAATGAGCTGGCCGAATCGCGCGACGAACTGCGGGCCCGCATCGAAGCATTGGAGGCGCGATGAGCATCGCCTCCGACATCCAGAAGCTCGAGCCCGGAGCGCTGGTCGAATTGTTCGAGCTGGACGCGACAGTGCAGGGCGGCGACGTGCTGCGCTTCCACGCACACACGCAAGCCGGGCCGATCTGGTGGCAGGGCAACGAATACTCGCCCTGGCCGATTCAGGCGCACGGCTTCGCCCGCACCGGTGACGGCCAGCAGCCGTCGCCCACCCTGTCGGTGGGGAACGTGGATGGGTCGATCTCGGCGCTGTGCCTGTTCCTGAATGACATTTCGGGCGCGCGGCTCACGCGCCGGCAGACGCTTGGCAAGTACCTCGACGCCGCCAATTTCGCCGGCGGCAACCCGAACGCCGACCCGGACGAGGAACTGCCGCCAGAGCTGTGGATCGTCGAGCAGAAGACAGAGGAGACGAACGAGGTCGTCACGTTCGAGCTGTCCAGCGCGCTGGACTTCGGTGGTGCCCAGCTGCCGCGCCGGCAGATCGTTGCGAATGTCTGCGTCTGGCTCACCATCGGCGGGTACCGGGGACCGTACTGCGGCTACACCGGCACGGGCTGCTTCGACAAGAATGACCATCCCGTGGCCGACCAGGCGACCGACCGCTGCGGCGGCCGCCTGATGTCGTGCAAGCTGCGATTCGGCGCAAACAACCCGCTGCCCTACGGATCGTTCCCGGCGGCGGACCTGATCCGCAGCTGACATGGAAACCAGCACCGTCGAGGCGATCCGCGCGCACGCCGCCTCCGACTATCCGCGCGAGGCATGCGGGCTGATCGTCGTCGCCAGAGGGCGCGAACGCTATGTGCCTTGCCGCAACGCCGCAGCCGGCAGCGAGCACTTTGTGCTGCCGGCCGAGGACTATGCTGCCGCCGAGGACCGGGGCGAGGTGGTGGCGGTGGTGCACAGCCACCCGGACGTCCCGGCCACCCCCAGCGAGGCCGACCGCGTCAGCTGCGAAGCTTCGGGCCTGCCGTGGCACATCCTCTCGTGGCCCGCGGACGATCTGCGCACGATCGAGCCCAGCGGATACCTTGCGCCCCTGGTCGGGCGCACGTTCGCCCACGGCGTGCTGGACTGCTACACCCTGATCCGCGACTGGTATCAGCGCGAGCGCGGCGTCACGCTACCCGACTTCCCGCGCCGTGACGACTGGTGGCTGGCCGGTGAGGATCTGTACATGCGGCACTACGCTGAGGCGGGGTTTAGCGCCGTCTCGCAGGACACACCGGACCGGGTAGGCGACGTCATCCTGATGCAACTGCGCGCGCCGGTGCCGAACCATGCCGCCATCTATCTCGGCAACGGATTGATGCTCCACCACCTGCACGGACGGCTTTCGTCGCGGGACGTCTATGGCGGCTACTGGCAGGAGATCACTCGGTGCGTGCTGCGGCGTGCGGTATGATCCTTGAATCACATGCAGAATCGGGAGGACCTACCGATGTGGAAGTTGTTGTTCGCGAGCGTAACGGCCTTCGTGATGGCTGGTTGCGCGACGTCGCCCGTTCCGGCCAGTCAAGCCGCCAAGGTGCCAAAGGAGCGTGTCGTCGCATTCCAGGAGACACCAGCCGCACCGTTCGGTAAGGTGACCGTAACGCGTGACAGTGGGTTTGTCGGCGGCGGATGCCTGCTGGGCTTCTATGTCGACGGTGCCTTGGCAGCCAAGTTCGAGACCAGTGAGTCGGCCAGCTTCCTGCTGCCTGCCAAAGAGTACATATTCGGCATAGGGGTTCCTGAAGGACGGGGCCTGTGCTCGCTGCACGACGGCGAACGTCGGGAACTGGAGTCCCGTGTTTCCAATGGTGATTCGAAGTACTTCCGCCTGGTGTACCGGCCAGGTGATGGACCGGTGCTGGAAGCGACAACACAACGATGAACCGAAGGCCCGCCCCCGTGCGGGCCTTGTTCTTTCTGGAGTTTGGCCATGCGTAAGAAGCTCCGCACGATCCGCCTCTATGGGAAGCTGGGTGCCCGCTTCGGCCGAGTCCACCGGCTCGCCGTGGACAGCGCGGCAGAGGCCGTGCGCGCGATGTGCGTGTTGCTACCGGGCTTCCGGAAGGAACTCGCGACCAGTGCCGATCGGGGGCTGACTTACGCAGTCTTCGTCGGCAAGGAAAATATCGGCGAAGAGCAGCTGAGCCTGCCGCCCGGGCGCGACGACATCCGCATCGCGCCGGTCCTTCAGGGCAGCAAACGCGGCGGTGTCCTTCAAACGATCCTAGGGGCGGCCCTGATCGCAGTTGGCGCGGTGATCAGCGTCTATGGCGGTGGGGCGGGCATGCCGCTGATGCAGATGGGTGCTGTGATGGCATTTGGCGGTGTGGTGCAGATGCTGTCGCCGCAGCCAAACGGCATATCGGCAAAGGACTCGCCGGAAAACGGTGCCAGCTACAACTTCAACGGGCCGGTGAATACCTCGGCCCAGGGCAACCCGGTGCCTGTCCTGTATGGCCGGATGATCGCTGGCAGCGCGGTGATCTCGGCAGGGATCTTTGCGGAGGATCAGGCCTAGATTTAGCACTTATCAGGAGCAAAGAGTTATGTGCGGTAGCGCACAGTGGGCAAGGATGTGAATTTCTGTAAGTGATAGAAATATCAAACGTCGGAAATCATACGGAGGGAACGTCTGTGAGCGATGACATGATCGACGGACAGACAGACTCCGACCGAAACGCGTTTCGCGACATCCGACGGAGAACGTCGAAAACTGGATCGACCAGGCCTGGTTCCGAGAAAATCAGTCGGCTGCAGGTAACCAAGACGTGGCTGGAAGTCATTCAATCCGTCACGACGATTGGTGGACTCTTTGCCGCGGCGGTCTGGTTCATTCTGCAGGCTGGCTACGCGAGCCGCATCAATACATCGCTGAGCGTTCAGCCGCGTGACCTGGTTGGCTCGTCCTTCAAGCTGGTTGCGGTTTCGATCAAGGTGACAAATTCAGGCTTCATGCCCGTCACCCTGAACTTTGCTTCGGCTACCCTAGAAAGGGTGGTGCCAGTCGATGATGAGGTCCTGCGAGAGTTGAAAAATGGCGGCGTGATACGGAAAGACGACGCCAATACTCTCGTTGCCTGGCCTACGACAGACAAAAGAAAGAAGGATCCGAAGCTAACGCTGTATCCCGGTGACACCGATGTCGTGGATTTTGAGTTCGTGACGAGTGCGGATATTCGAACTGTAAGAATTAGCGCTGTCGTCGCAAAGGACGGGAATCGTCCTGGGACAACGATCTGGTCGCAGAGCACGATCTATGACATTGGCAGCGGAAAGGAGATTGGTAATGATCAATAGACAAAAACTCTGGCGCGCTGCTTTTGCTGTCGTATGTTCGGCTTCGATTTCCGTTGTCGCGGAAGCCCAGCAAAAGACGACGGAGGGCAAGGGAGGCGGAACCCCTGGCATCAATCCCCATTCCGGAGTAGAGAAGTTCGATCCATATACTGAGGGCACGAAGCAGTCCACGACAAACATTCGAGGGCCAAGTGGTGGGTTGAGCGGGTCGTCTGGCGCCGCCCTTCCAACTACTGCCTCTCCATTCGTCGATGGGTGGCAGACGGAAGCACCAGGTCACGATGGCGACCCAAACGACCCGAAGTACCCGCCTCCAAAAGACAAGCCAAAGCCGCGCTAACAAGACCCGCCTTCGCGGGGCGCAACCACGTCAATGCAACGTAGTTTGACCGTTTAAAAGATTCCCGCCGAGCGCGGGATTTTTTTCGCCTATGCCAACAATCATCGGATATGGGGGAGGAAAGGGTGGCGGAGGAAGTGCTACGCCGACCGAAAGCCCCGACAGCCTCCATTCCATCGCCTACGCACGTGTCCTCGACCTGGTGTCCGAGGGGGAAATTGGCGGGCTGGTGAATGGCCTGCAAAGCGTGTTTCTCGACGGCACGCCCATCCTGAATCCGGATGGCTCCCAGAACTTCCAGAATGTGTCACTGGCTTACCGTCTGGGCACGCAGGATCAAGACTTCATCCCGGGCTTTCCGTCGGTCGAGAACGAACAGGCGGTGGGCGTCACGTTGACGTCGACCACGCCATGGGTGCGCGCCATCAACAACTCCCAGCTGTCCGCTGTTCGGATCCGGCTGGCGGTTCCGGCCCTTTCCAAGGCCAACACCAGCAACGGCGACATCGGCGGCTATCGCGTCGAATATACGATCGATCTGTCGACGGATGGCGGTAGTTTCGTTCCGGTGCTGACCTCGGCCTTCGACGGCAAGACCACCAGCGAGTACGCGCGCAGCCACCGTATCGATCTTCCACCGGCCACCGCTGGCTGGACGGTGCGCGTGCGCCGCATCACGCCGAACGCGAACAGCAACACCATCGCCGATACGACGACGATTCAGTCAATTACCGACGTGATCGACGGGAAGCTGCGGTATCCGAACAGTGCCATCGTCGGGCTCCAGATCGACGCACGCCAGTTCAACAGGATCCCGACCCGGGCATTTGACCTCAAGGGCCGCGTCATCCGTGTGCCTGTCAACTACGAGCCGGATACACGCAGCTACTCCGGGGTCTGGGATGGCACATTCAAGTCCGCTTGGACGGACAATCCCGCATGGGTGTTCTACGACATCGTGCTGCACCAGCGGTACGGGCTGGGCGACCGCGTCAATGCGGCCATGGTCGACAAATGGTCGCTCTACCAGATCAGCCAATACTGCGACGAGCTGGTGGACGATGGGCGTGGTGGGCAGGAGCCGCGCTTCACGTGCAACTGCTACATCCAGAGCCGGACTGACGCCTACAAGGTGCTGCAGGATCTGGCGTCGATCTTCCGGGGCATGGCGTACTGGGCGGCCGGCAACGTGGTGACGGTCTCCGATATGCCGTCGGACCCGGTCTATACCTTCACAGCCGCCAACGTGGTGGAGGGCAAGTTTCGGTACCAGGGCAGCGGGCTGAAGGCGCGCAAGACCGTGGCGCTGGTGTCGTGGAATGATCCGGGGGACTTTTACCGCGCCAAAGTCGAATATGTTTCCGACGACGACGGCATCGCGCGCTACGGTGTGCGGCAGACGGAAATTACAGCGTTCGGCTGCACGTCGCAGGGCCAGGCGCAGCGCGCGGGGAAGTGGATCCTGCTGACCAGCCGGCTCGAGACCGAGGTGGTGAGCTTCGCTGTGGGCCTCGATGCCGCGCACGTGGCGCCGGGCGAAGTGTTTCGCGTCGCCGATCCCGCGCGCGCCGGCCGCCGTATTGGTGGGCGCATCCGCTCGGCGGCCAACAGGACGGTCGTGCTCGACACGGCGGACCAGACGCAAGCGGGCGACACGCTCACCGTGATCCTGCCGGACGGCATCGCCCAGACCCGCACGGTCCAGACGGCGGTGGCCGACACCCTGACAGTCGCGGCGGACTGGACGACAGTGCCGGAGGCAGAATCGGTATGGGCTCTGGAAAGCGCGAACCTGAAGACCCAGCTGTTCCGCGTGCTGTCCATCACTGAAAAGGACGGCCTGACACGGGACATCGTCGCGCTGCGACATGAGCCAGGTAAGTACGGCTTTATCGACAGTGGTACCCGCATCGAGCCGCGGCCGGTGGCGGTCATCCCGCCGTCCGTGCAGCCGCCACCCACTGGCGTGCAGCTCACGACCTACTCGGTGATCGCCCAAGGCATCGCGTCGACGAACATGGTCATCAGCTGGACCGCTGCGGACAAGGCGGTCGCGTACGAGGTGGCGTGGCGTCGCGACAATAGCGAATGGGTCATGGCCGGCCGCACCGGCTCGCTCAGCATCGAGGTGCCGGCCATCTACGCCGGCACGCACCTGGCGCGCGTGCGGGCGGTCAACGCGCTTGACGTCGCATCCCTCCCGGCATATTCCGCCGAGACGGTGCTGACGGGAAAAACATCGCCGCCGCCAGTCGTTACCTCCCTCCTGGCGACTGGCCTCGTGTTCGCGATTCGGCTGGATTGGGGGTTCCCGACGGACGGGCCGCTGGACGTTGAGCGCACCGAGATCTGGTACAGCCAAACGCCGAGCCGTGACGACGCCATCAAGCTGGCCGACTTCGCGTTCCCGCAGAACACCCACACGATGATGGGCCTGGCCGCGGGCGCCAGGTTGTTCTTCTGGGCGCGCCTGGTCGACAAGAGCGGGAACATCGGGGCATGGCATCCCACGGTCGACGGCGTGCAGGGACAGGTGAGCGCCGATGCGACCGACATTCTGAACTACCTCGCTGGCCAGATCTCGAAGGCGGAGCTGGCCAGCGACCTGCTGTCGGAGATCGCGTCGATCGCGCCGCCGTTCGCTGGTAGCGAGGACGACTTCGCCGGATCAGTGCAGATCTTCGCCGGCATTGCGTCCATCCAGTCTTTGCAGCAGGAAGGCGACATGGCGCTGGCCGCGCAGCAGAGGACGCTGCAGGCGCAGGTCGGGGAGAACACGGCGCTCGTGAAGACCGCCGCGTCTGCAATGGTTGCACTCGACGGAAAGATCTCGGCCGCCTACACGATCAAGGTCGGGCTGACGGCCGATGGGAAGTACTACGGAGCGGGCATGGCCGTCGGTATCAGCAACGAGACGGGTATCGTCCAATCGCAGATCCTGTTCCAGGCGGACCGCTTCGCGCTAGTGAACGTGGTCAATGGAATAGTGACTACGCCATTCGTTGTCCAGGGCGGTCGGACGTTCATCAACCAGGCGTTCATCGGATCGGGCTGGATTACTAACGCCATGATTGGCGAGTTCATCCAGTCCAATGACTACGTGCCAGGTGTGTCGGGCTGGAGGATCTCGAAGTCGGGAACGTTCGAGATCAACGGGGTGGCCGGTGGTGGCCGGATGATGTTGACCAACAGGTACCTCAAGTTCATTGATCCGAACGGCATCGCGCGATTTGAGGCAGGGAACGTGTAATGACCTGGACCTGTCGCGCCCGCGATGCCGCGGGCAATCTGCTCTTCGATGGAGGCCATCGGCTCGGCCGGATTGCCGGCTACGTCGACGTGACAGCGAACGGCTCAATGCATGTCCCAGCATTCTCGCAGGGTGAGCCTTTCTGGATAGCGCTGCCGCTTTCCTCAGATGCTACGTTGCGCGCGCCTCGCGTCACTGCCAGCGGCACAACCCTCTCGTGGACGTATTCGGTAGCCGGGAACTACGGCAACGTGGTGACCCGCATTTTCTACGGAGTCAGATGACCTTCCTCATTCGGATCAGGGGCGATGCCGGTACCGTCCAGATCGACGACACGTACTGCAACCTCGCCTTCATGACCAAGGGCGTTGCCACCAGCAATGGGGCGAGGTACACGGTATTCGTGGTGACGGTGACGGGCCGCACGCCGCTCATGTTCCTGCGCCCGCTCCATGGCTCCGCCTGCATCAGCGGCGTGACCAATAGCGGCGGTACGTGGACGTTCAAGATCGGTCTAGGGGTCGGCGTCACCCAGTGCCCCTATTACATTTTCGACAGCATCCCGGGAGCCAGTGCTGAGCGATACACCATTCGATTGCGGAACGCTCAGAACCAGGTGACATGGGATGCGGGTTACAAGTACCTCCGCGTCCTGGGCACCGTCGGGTTTCCGAATGACTTTTTCACTGCCGATGTTCGGGGACCGCCGGGCTATCAATGGGCGGTCGCGCTAGCCGATCCAGGCTGGTACATCCTCCAGGTGTTCCTGCCTCAAGGCGGCGCTCCTAGCTACGTCTATCACTACGGGTTGAATCTGTTGGGTGGGGTTTGTCGCTGCAGCTACATGCAGACGAGCCGCGTTGTCCCGATACCGCCTGGTTCAAGGCAGGTGGTTCACAAGCAATCGCCGTCATCTGTAATTTTCATCGACGTCACCAAGCTGTAGCCCGCCATCGAGCGGGCTTCTTTACATCCGAGGTTTCACATGGATTGGCAACTATTCAAAGCAGCCGCAGGGCTGCGGCCGGCGCTCGCCGATCGCTGGTGGCTGCACGTCGATGCGACCTGGCGCGAGTTCGACATCTCGTCTGCTGGCCGGCAGGCAGCGTGGCTGGCCCAGACCGGTCACGAATCTCTCGGCTTCACGCTCACCCGTGAGCTGTGGGGGCCGACGCCGGCCCAGATGCGCTACGAACGCGACTTCTCGGCGGCGTGGCCGCCTCGCGCGAAGACGGATCGCAATCGTAAGCCGTTCGAGCTGGGGAACAGCGAAGCGGGCGACGGCAAGCGGTTCAGGGGGAGGGGGCTGATCCAGATCACCGGCCGCGCGAACTATCGCGAGTGCGGCGCAGCCCTCGGCATCGACCTCGAGGACAAGCCGGTGTTGCTGCAGGGCGACGCGCTGGCGGCGCGCTCGGCGGGCTGGTTCTGGTTCGCCAAGGGCTGCAATCAGCTGGCGGACGCGGGCGACCAGCGCGCGTTGACGAGGCGCATCAATGGTGGCCTGAATGGGCTGGACGACCGCATGCGGCGCTACGCGAGCGCGCGGCAGCACATCGGCGGATAAGGAGAAAACGATGCAGGAACACGAACAAAGTCTCTACACGCTGATCGTGGTCGGCGCGATGATCGGTCTCGGCAAGCTGCTGGCCAGTTCGGAGCAGCTGACGCTACGTCTCGTACTGGCGCGAACGGTGATGGGGTCGGCCACCTCTATGGTGGCGGGGATCGCGCTCATCCAGTTTCCAGACCTCAATCCGGTGGCGCTGCTGGGTCTCGGCAGCGCCCTCGGAATCATCGGGGCGCAGGCGCTTGAGGCCTACTTCAAACGTCGCCTTCGCGACAGCGAGCGCAGGCATGAGAAAGGCGCTTGAGCTTCTGGCCGCGTGGAAGGGCCGCCTGGTGGCGGCCTTTGTCATTGCGGCCGCCGGCGCAATCGCCGGGGGTGCCTTCACCTGGTGGGTGCAGGGCAATCGTTATGGTGTCCGGCTCGAGCGCGTGCGCGCCGATGTGGCAGCTGCTGACGCGGCAGCCGCGGATCGGTACCGCCAGCTCGAGCGGTCGTACCGCGTGCTCGAGGGCGATGCCCGCGAGGCTGTCGCGGCCGTGTCGGCACATGCCCAAAAGGAGAGAGAAATTGAAAGCGCTGCTGCAGCTGCTGCTCGTGCTAAGTACCTTGCTGGCACTCGCCGGCTGTCCCTCGCCGTCCGTTCCTGTGCGGCCGGACCTGCCGACGCCACCGCAGATGCCGGCACTGCCGTCGTACCTGGTGAAGCGCGAGCCGAACTTGCGCCAGAGACTGCAGCAGCTCTCGACGCCATCGCCACAGACGGCGATCGGGGTATCCGGGATGCCAACGCCTGTATTGATATTTACAACGGGGTCAGGGGCACAATGAATGGTGAGTTGGGGGTGAAGACAGCGTGGACACTGACGGTACGAACCCCAAAGGTGGCTCTTGTCGCCAACGGTCACCTGACGACATCCTGAGCTTAAGCTCAGGACAGTCGAAGCAGCTACCACGTGACACCCGCAGTTCTTATATTATTGAGGTCGGTGCACGTTCGGAATCTAAGCCTTTGGGTTCCAAGGCAGACTAGCGCGAATCGACGTCCGATACTTGCACGCCCTCGACGGCATCAATAATTCCAGAAATACGGCAGGGAGCAGCAGCGTGAAGAAGCCTGAGTTGCGAAACGATCTAGGGGAATTACGCGAACTCGTTCGCCAGTTTGTTGCCGAGCGAGATTGGGACAAATTCCACACTCCAAAGAATCTGGCAACAGCTCTCAGCATAGAGGCGAGCGAGTTGCTGGAGCCGTTTCAATGGCTTGTTTCGGGCGACAAGACGGAACTTGACGACGTGAAGCTGACAGCGATTCGCCATGAGATGGCCGACGTTTTGGTATATCTAGTTCGCCTCGCAGATAAGATGGACGTCGATCTCTTTCAGGCGGTGCTGGAAAAAATGGCCCTCAACCGCGTGAAGTATCCAGCCGACAAAGTGCGGGGCGACTCGCGAAAATATTCTGATTACAAAGACTGAGAGCAATGAGACTTTACGCAAACCACAGCAAGACGTTTATCGAGGACTGCGAACGCAATCAGATTGCCGAGAAGCTGCGGACCAGCTATTCGCTGTACGTCGGAGCCACCCTCTCGCCCGGCGAAATCCGTTCGTGGCAAAATTCGCTGCGCGCACTCGCACTGATTTTTTCGCGTGCGGGACTGACCAGCCAGGGTGTCCTGCTGGAGTTTCAGCTCCCCACGAACTCAAAACGTATCGACTGCATACTATGCGGCTATGCCAAGGACGGCACGCCGACAGCCGTCGCCATCGAGTTGAAGCAATGGGAGACATGTGACGAATCGGCGGGCGACAACGAGGTCGCAACGTATTTAAACGGCCGAATCCGAGACGTACTTCACCCCTCGGCTCAAGTCGCGCGCTATGCGTCATATCTGCGTGATAACCACGAGGCTTGCTACGCCGACAAGGATGCGATTAAGGTCGCGGGTTGCGCTTACCTCCATAATTACCATTATCGGCGCAACGATCCCCTGCGGGTTGAGAAGTTTGCCGCCTTGTTGTTGGAGGCGCCGACGTTTACTGCTGACGATGTTGACGATTTCGTGAGCTTCTTGGCCGACCGCGTCGGCCAGGGTGACGGGTTGGAAGTGCTCCGCAGGATGGAGGAGAATCGCTACCGCGCCAGCAAAAAGCTTATGGACCACGTAGCGTCTGTCATCCAGAACAAACCGGAATATACCCTCCTTGACGACCAACAGGTAGCGTTTGACGCGGTCATGACGGCTGCTCGCCGTGGCGTGCACGACCGCCAGAAGCAAGTCATTATCGTCAAGGGCGGCCCGGGCACCGGCAAGTCCGTTCTGGCGGTTAATCTGGTTGCGAGCCTGCTCTCAAAGCACTACTCCACGCACTACGTCACAGGGTCAAAGGCGTTCACCGAAACCCTCCGGACGGTCATCGGTTCAAGAGGGCAGGAACTGTTCACTTACACGAACGGTTACGTAAGCGCGGAAGCAGACGCAGTCGATGTCCTCGTGACCGATGAAGCGCACCGCATCCGGGACGTCAGCAGCAATCGCTTTACTCCCGCGAACAAGAAGTCTGGCCTAAAGCAGCTCGAAGAGTTGATCAGGTCGGCTCGAGTGTCGGTTTTCCTCATCGATGACCATCAAGTTGTACGACCGGGGGAGATTGGTTCAGTTGCGTACATCCGTGAGTATGCTGAAAAGCATCAATGCGCGGTCCACGAGTTCGAACTTGAAGCACAGTTTCGCTGCAACGGTTCTGATACGTTTGTTCGCTGGATTAACACCATACTTGGCATCGAGGAAGGTCCACCCTTTCAATGGAACGCCCAAGATGCATTTGATTTCGAGATTTTTTCCTCGCCAGCAGAGTTGGAGGAGGCGATTCTGAAAAAAGTCGAAGCGGGAGCGACTGGGCGATTGGTGGCCGGTTTTTGCTGGCCATGGTCCGATCCCAACAAAGACGGTACGCTCGTTGATGATGTCCAAATTGGGAAATTCACTCGACCATGGAATGCAAGGCCAGATTCCGGTCGTCTTGCCAAAGGAATCCCGAAATCATCGCTGTGGGCATACCACCCCAACGGGATCAACCAAGTCGGTTGCGTGTACACCGCTCAGGGTTTCGAGTTTGACTACGCTGGCGTCATTTTTGGGGAAGACTTGCGCTTCGATCAGGATCGATGGGTGGGCGACAAATCGAAGTCACACGACACGACAGTGAAAAGATCAAAAGAAGAATTCGTTCGGCTAGTGAAGAACACGTATCGTGTCCTACTGTCTCGGGGTATGAAGGGATGCTATGTGTGCTTTGCACACCCGGAGACTGAAGAACACTTCAGACGGTACGTGCAAAGCAGCGTCAAACCGGGAATCAGCGAAAGCTGATCCACGGTCGCGACAGTCCGAAACGACCGATACCGCCGCGGGCACATCTGGCGCGAGAGGGGTCATTGTCTGGTGTAACGGGCCGATTCACCCGAACAACCATGATTCCGTTGACTAGGGGAAGGGGCTGACCTGACGACGCAAGACGACTGCTGTACCAATGGCGTATGTTTTGCGCAACAGTCATTCTGCTGTCCTACGGACTTTGAATCCGACGAAGCTGGTCGTCGTGGGCTTGCGCTGCGTTGGCGGTTCTTGACGGACTACAGGGCGGTGCAGGCTCCGGGCCCGAATCTGGGTGTACCGCTGCAGTTGCTTCCAGTCGCGATGACCACTCACAAGAGCAACCTGTTCGATGGCATAGCCAGCCTCAAATAGGCGAGATACGCCCTCGTGCCGCAAATCATGAAACCGCAGATCCTCAATCTCGAGCGCCTTGCACGCCCGCGGAAACAGCGATGAGAAGCTCGCGGAGTTGTACGGAAAGATCAGGTCGTGGCCGCGAGGCTGCCGCATCGCGATCGTCCAGGCGTCGCCGAGCAATGGCACAACCTGGTCGTTCCCGATTTTTTCCTCGGGATCCTTGCGATCTCGGATCACAATGGTTCGGTCGGCCTCGTGAATGTCGTCCCAGCGCAGACGAGTGATCTCGCCGGCGCGCATGGCCGACGCCACGGCAAAACGAATGATGTCCGGCATGGGGATCCGCTGTCGGGCCTTCTTCTCGAACCAGGCGCAGATGGCGTCGAGCTCGGCGGGGGTAGGGCGCCGGTCCCGCTTTTTGGATTTAGCAATGAGGCCGAGATAGCGCAGATTCTTCCGTGCCGCGGCGATAGGGCTGGCAGGCAGGGGAAGCTTCCAGAGTGAGCGCGCCATTTCAAGCACGCCGTCCAGGTAAGTGAACTCCATGCCAATTGTGACGCCACCGGCACCCATTGCCTGCCGGCGCTTGGCGTAGTCGACGACGGCGGCCTCGTTCAATATGGAAAGGGCGGTGTCCCCGAAGTGGCGCTTTAGCATCGAGAGGGCACCTGCCTTGCTCCGTCCGATCGGGCGCAGCTTCCCGACTTCCTCCTCGTACTTCTCGATGAGTCCGCGAATGGTAAACTCAGCGAGCTTCCGTTCATCGTTGAACCCGCCGTCGCGCAGTTGCCCCTCAACGTCGTGGGCCCATCGCTCCGCCTGCGCTTTCCTGTCGAATGTGCGCGTGACCGGTTGGTGCCCCTTGCGTCGGACCTGGGCGCGCCACTTCTCGCCGACCTTGATGATGGAAGCCAATCTCTCCCTCGCCAGTAGCAATCTCGTAGCAATCGTAGCAGAAGCGAGGGTAGTTTTTAAGAATTTGAGGTAAGAATCGGTCCAGCCGATTCGGCTAGAAATGACTGATTTCAAAGAAAAAACCAGTGCTATCAACCCTCGGCGGATATCTGTGGCCCCGATGATGGATTGGACTGATCGCCATTGCCGCACGTTTCACCGCGCGTTGAGCCGGGACACCTGGCTCTATACCGAAATGGTGACGACGGGCGCGCTTCTTCATGGCGATGTGGCGCGCCACCTCGATTTCGACGCCGCCGAGCAGCCCGTAGCGCTTCAACTGGGCGGCAGCGAGCCTGCCGACCTCGCCCAGGCGGCAAAACTCGGCGAACAATGGGGTTACAAGGAAATCAACCTCAACTGCGGCTGCCCGTCGGAGCGCGTGCAGCGTGGCGCGTTTGGCGCTTGCCTGATGGCGGAGCCGACTCTGGTGGCGGATTGCGTCAAGGCGATGCGCGATGCGGTGTCCATTCCGGTGACGGTCAAGCACCGGATCGGTATCGACACGATCGAGCATTACGATTTTGTCCGCGATTTTGTTGGCACGATCGCTGATGCGGGATGCGAGACGTTTATCGTCCATGCGCGCAACGCGATATTGAAGGGCCTGAGCCCAAAAGAAAATCGCGAAATCCCGCAGCTCCGTTATGAGGTCGCTTATCAGCTAAAACGCGAGTTTCCGAAACTCGAGATTCTGATCAATGGTGGCATCGTGACCTACGACGAGATCGCCGAGCATCTGCAACACGTGGATGGCGTCATGATTGGCCGCGAGGCGTATCACCAACCGTATTTCCTGTCGGAAATGGATACGCGCTTCTATGGCGCGACCACGCCTATTTCTGCGCGGCAGGAAGTGGAGTTGGCGATGCAGGACTACATCGGCGCTTTGGTGGAGCAAGGCGGTTACATGGGCGCCGTCACGCGGCACATGCTGGGCTTGCATCGTGGCATTCACGGTGGCCGGGGTTGGCGGCGTGTGCTGTCAGATGCACGTCGCATGCACGCCGCGCGTAGCCGTATCGCCGTGGACGCGCTCTTCGAAGAAGCGCGTAGCCACCTGCGTCCGGACCTGCTTGAGGCAGCCTGAGCGCCCGCCGGAATCGAAGGAAAACTCTAATTTCGAACGATCGTTCTATGCAGGGTGCCCGGACGGGTGCGTGCAGCGGTGTATTGGGCAGTCGGTGGCGTCGAATCCCGCACCAGCAAAGGGATTCCCCTAATTCGCCGCTTAGCGGGCACCTTCTTACACTGTGCTTGCCCTCGAATACAGGGCTTTCTTCAACTGATTATTGGGCCCGCCGTGTGCGGGCTCTTTTTTTGTCCGCCGTACCTTGGGTTTGCCCGAATAGTGCTCACGATCCGGGCCGACTACATTGATCCTGCCTTCAGGGCATTGAGATCGCTAATTTAAGAGTCCGCTACGGCGGGCTCTTTTTTTTCGTCCTCACATTCTGCGCGTCCCCAAAAAAAGCAGGCGACTCTTGGTTACCAAGGCCGCCTGACGGGAATGTCGAGGGGGGTCAATGTCCCTCGCGAAAGAGTATCTATCAGCACCAATTGCGCCAGAACCCTGCGTTCGTGGGGCCCGCCGCGTTTTTCGTGCGGTAGCCGATAGACATTTTGACTTGGCGAAACGGCGTTCGATGTCCCACGCTATAGACATCTGGATTTCTGAACGTAGGTAAGCGGCGTTTTCGTCATGTTACGATGCCATCAATGCCGCGGCAGTCGGCATGTGGCCTGTGAATCCTGTGCAACCAGGGTTTCGGTGGGGGAAAAGCAAGTGGGCTGGCCGGTAGTCGGCGTCGCAGCGCGTGCACGAGCATGGGCCGGCGCGACGGATCGGAAGCGAGCCTTGGGGGATAGCACATGGTGGATGGGGAAGAGCCATTTGGCGAGGTCTTCGAGGACTTCCGCCTGATCTGGGTGGCCGAGCGTCTGCAGGACGGCAAATGGACTGCGCGGTACTGCTGGCACGCCGGCACCTCGGTGGACGCGGGTAAAGCATTGCAGCGCGATGTGCTCAATGGCAAGTCCCGGCGACTGCTCGGCTTGTTCCCGAGCGAGGCCGAGACTGTTGCCGCAATCAAGGAGGCGGTGCTGCTCGAAGCGAAGTGGCATGGCAGTCGATAAGGCAGGCGAGGCCGGTTGAAATTTTTTGTGCGGAATACTAGCCATCCTCTGAAGATCCTTGTAGAATCTTGTTTTTCGTTGAACGGCAACGCCGGTTAGCGGAAGCGCCAGCGGCAAGCTGGCAAAACCTCTACGGTGGCTGTAGCTCAGTTGGTAGAGTCCAGGATTGTGATTCCTGTCGTCGTGGGTTCGAGTCCCATCAGCCACCCCAAATTGCTTAACAAAACGGCCACTTACTCAAGTGGCCGTTTTGCTTTTCTGCGCGCCGTTGCTACCCGCTCAGCGAGCACTCCCGTCCTGATTCCCCTCCGAGAAATAGTAGAGATGGGTGTTGTCCGGCGCTTCGGCGTGGCGACGAAATTTTTCGCTGTCCGATTCGGCGCTGGCCTTGGCCAGTTCCGCGGCTTGTCGATAGGGCATCGGCTCCTTGTCCTTCTCGACCTCCAGCAACCGCGTCTGCTCATTCACGCGCACGCTGAACCGGCCCAGGTTGTAGAACAGGTACATGGCGTACAGATTGTCGAAGTCGCGATAGGCACCTTGCTCCCTGCGGAAATCGAGCGACAGGACGGAGGGGAAGCGGTTGGGCAGGTCCTTGAATGCCACCTTCTCCTCTTCGCGAGGTTCCACATAGGTGGAGCTGCCGTACTTCTTGTACAGCACTACGTCCATACCGTATCCGCGCTTGCCCCATTCCTTGATCAGCTTCATCGCCATCTCCGTGGGAATATTCGCGGTCGCGGCGGCCACCACGCGTCGCCCGGATAGGACTTTGGGGCTCTTTATCGTCAAATCCTTGTAGCCGGCGCCGTACTTGAAGGCGGCGCCGATGGTCTTGGCGCAGTTCAGGCGCAAATAATCGTATTGGATTGTACCGCTGTGATATTCGGTGTCCGTTGCCCGCCGATGGTAGTCGTCGTTGATGCGGCGGAAGTAATCGACCAGCGACTGTTTTTCCTGCGTGGGCACGCCGTAGACCCGCACACCGATCACCGACCGCTTGTAAATCTCGCCATAGTCGAGGCCAAACATCGTCGTTTCCGCGATGGAGGAGGCCGTCTTGAACAGATATTCCTTCTTTGGGATGCCCGCCATCAGATTGGCGGTGTAAAAATCATTCTCGTGCTTGGGCGTGCGGTCGGCGTAGAAATTTGCCGAGTAGACAATGTCGTCGCCGAGCGTGTCGTCACGGACGCCCAGGGCGATATGGCCAGCCGATCCGCCCTTCGATGTCCCAAAGCTGATCAGCAGCTCCAGGCCGTAGGGCTCTTCGCGAAGTAGGTCGGTAATCTGATCGATATTGGCGGGCTCGGGGCCACCCTTGCTACCGAACTCAGCAGCAACCCCCGGCCCCGAAATCAGTGCGGCGATGACCAGGAGCCATGCCGCCAGGCTTGTCCTCATTGCGTCCCTTATATCGTCAGCCAGTGTCCGTCGATCCTTCACCAAAAGAATAATCGTTGATCGGCCCATGTGCCGGAAAACCGTCGGGGGCGTGGATGCACTGGGCTTTGTTCCCGGATCATGTGCGACAGCCCACATAGTGACAAGTTTTCGAGAATGATTTTCGCTACGCTTCACGGCGGGCCAAATGGTCTAATCCATATCATCTAGGCAAATCACCTATACGAAGCGCGAGGTCATGCCGTGGCGGAGCGAATTCGATTCAACCCTGATGTAGCACTGGCGGCATTTTCCAGTGTGATCCCGATGCCGACCTTGGCTGCCATTAACGCGGCTATCGATCGATCCTTCGGCGAACAGCCCGAGCGTGCCGAGCCATTCGCAATGGCTGAGTTACTACGTCGCAATGAAGCCTTCCGCAAGCTCGAGGAGACGGTGTGCGCCGAGACTCGGGCCATGGCCACCACGCTCCTGAAGAAGTCGCTGCGTTGGGAAGCGTTCCACGTGATTCGTTGTGCCAGCACGTCTACGCGCAACGAGAGCCATTGCCGCCACTACGATTCGCATCTGCTGACGCTGCTGATTCCGCTGAAGCTCGCCCCCGATGGCGTTTGCAACGGTGATCTGCTGGTTTATCACCCGCCACGGCTGGCGGTATCCACTGTGGCCAATGTTTTTTGCAAGCTTCGTCATGGCATTCAGCGCAATCTGCCGTTTCCCATCAGAAAATGGCTGACGCTACGGGATCTGCGCCGTGGCCGCTGCAACCGCGTGCCGGTGGAGCCGGGCAGCGTCTATGTCTTCAACGGCTTTGTGCTCCAGCATGCCAACCTTGATGTGGAAGTTGGCGAGCGCCGGTCGTTGCTGATTCACTACTACGACCCTGGCTACTCGGCGGGTCTGAGCGGGACCGTGCGGGGCGTGCGTATGCTGTGGGACCGTCTGCGCAAGAACATGACTGGCATGTACCCTGGTACCTGATCCAGCCGGGGAGGGCGAAAAAAAACCGGCACTCGGCGGGGTCGACAAGTTCCGGTTTCGCGCATCGGCGCCAATGCGCCAGTACTACGGATGCGCGCCATCGAGTGTAAAGCACCTCTCACGATGAATTAAACGTTCTCTTAATTTCACGTGGTGGGCTCGCAACTGCACTATTTACAATGATTTGGGCGACGCGGATCCGCCGCTAGCGGTTCATGCGTCCAGTTTGTCGGGCATATCCGCAAGTTCCAGCATCCGGCAGATTGCAGCCATGCTGCCGACCATCGTACGACGCTGGGCGCCCTGGTAGACGCGCACGCCCTTGGTTTGGCGGAACGGCACGGGCTTGACCGGGCGGCGGGAAGCGGTGTGGTTGACTGGCAGCATGGCGGCACCTCGAAGTTTGCGACAGCAGGAGTCCACGCCCGTCGTCCGGAGAGAACGGGGCGGCGTTGGCAATGCAAAACTGGGGACCAGGACAGGCGGCCGCCCGTCCGGTCTCGGAAGTCAGAAGCCCGAGGAGCGGATTAGCCCGACGGCGATGCCTTCCAGCGAAAATTCCTCGCGGCCGGCCTGCACCACGATATTCTCGAAATCCGGGTTTTCGGCGATCAGCTCGATCATGTCGCCGCGCCGCTTCAGGCGTTTGACGGTCACATCGTCGCCGATCCGCGCGACGACGATCTTGCCGTTGGCGGCTTCGCTGGCTTTCCTGACGGCGAGCAGGTCGCCGTCGAGGATGCCGGCATCGCGCATGCTCAGGCCCCGCACGCGCAGCAGGTAATCAGGTCGATCATCAAATACCGAGGCGTCTACCTGGTACTGACGGTCGATGTGCTCTGCGGCAAGGATCGGGCTGCCTGCGGCCACGCGGCCCACGAGCGGCAGCGTCAGCTGCATCACGCCGGCCATCGGCAGCGAGAACTGGTCCGTCATCTCCGAATCGCTACGTGCCACCTTGAGGCGGATGCCGCGCGACGCGCCTGGCGTCAGCTCGATCACGCCCTTGCGGGCCAGCGCTCGCAGGTGTTCCTCGGCAGAGTTGGGCGAGGAGAAACCGAATTCGGACGCGATCTCGGCACGGGTCGGCGGAATGCCGGTGTGCCGGATCGTGTTGCGGATCAGGTCGAAGATCTGCTGTTGCCGGGGTGTCAGGGTCGCCATGGGTCGCCGGTCTCTCGTGGTGCCGAAGCACTGTATGTTTAAACAGTATGCTGTGATTTTATACAGTATCGAGTGAAGTGCAAGCACAATTTGCAGTGGCGATGTGGGGCATGCGCGACACCCGGCGGACTCCAGTGCGCCCGGCGACACGGGTTTGCGAGAGCGGCGGCCCTCGGCGTGCCACAGTTACAATCGCCTGAACCACCCGCTCACTCGCTCGATTTTCTCGCTATATGTCTACGTCATTGCCCCGCATCGTCGTGCTCGCCACCGGCGGCACCATCGCAGGCTCGTCCGCCAGCCCCGCCAGCAGTGCGCAGTACCGCGCGGCCACCGTGCCGGTCTCGTCGCTGATCCAGGCCGTGCCTGCGCTGGGCGAGGTGGCCCGTGTGGAGACGGAGCAGGTGGCCCAGATCGACAGCAAGGACATGGCCTTCAGCCTGTGGGCGACGCTTGCCGCACGGGTGGCGCATTGGGTCGCGCAGCCCGATGTGGTGGGCGTGGTGATTACCCACGGCACGGACACGCTTGAAGAAACGGCGATGTTCCTGCACCTGACGCAGCGGAGCGCGGTGCCGGTGGTGCTGACCGCGGCAATGCGCCCGTCCACGTCGCTCTCGGCCGATGGTCCGCTGAATCTGCTCGACGCAGTGCGCGTGGCGGCAAGCCCGGATGCGCGCGGGCAGGGCGTGCTCGTGGTCCTGAACCAGGAAATTCATGCGGCCCGCGATGTCGCCAAGGCCCATACCTCGGCGGTCAATGCGTTCACGTCGCCGGCGGGCGGGCCAACTGGTTTCGTGCAGGATGCCTACGTGCGCTTTGCACGCGCGTGCGCCCCCAGCGACGCGCCAGCGCTGCCCGTGCCTACGGCGTGGCCGCTTGTCGAAATCGTGGCGAGCTATGCCCAGCCGGGCAGGGTGGCCGTGGATGCGATGGTCTCGGCCGGCGTAAAGGGGCTCGTGGTGGCGGCCACCGGCAATGGCTCGGTCCATGAGACGCTGGGCG